CAAGGTTCAAGGTACTGTAGTAATGTTTTCCGCTTCAGGGAAAAAATAGCATCCAACCGCAGCACGTTCTTGCTTAAGACGTGCTGCGGCATAATCCCAATGATTACTCCCTGACAGGGTTCGTAGGCCACTCAATATCAGGTGCAGTTGATGTATCAACACGGTTCAGCAACACCCGATACTTCTTCCAGGCTTCCAGCAATGAGGTTTCTTCCTCCGTTGCAATTTCCAGATCTGCAGCATCCTGAAGCGGCGCAATATGCTCACTGGCTACCTGCATCAGGTTGTTTTTTGTTTCTTCCGCCTCCCGGATCCGGAACAGTTTTTCTGCTTCCGTATCCTTCACCCAGGCTGTGCCGTTCCACTTCTGAAACTCCCCTTCCGGCGATAACCAGGTAACATTTTCCGGTAACGGACCGAGTTCAGAAATAAATAACGCGTCGCCGGAAGCCACGTCATAAACCGTTTTACCCCGATGATCTTCAACGAGATGCCACGATGACTCATCACTGTTGAAAACAGCCACGAAGCCAGCCGGAATATCTGGCGGTGCAATATCGGTACTGTTTGCTGGCAGACCTGTATGAGGCGGAATATATGCATCACCTTCACCAATAAATTCATTAGTTCCGGACAACAGATTATAAATTTTTATGGTCCGTGGTTGTTCACTCATTCTGAATGCCATTATGCAAGCCTCACAATATAGTTAAATGCGATGTTTTTGACGGTGTTTTCCGCGTTACCAGCAGCGTTAACGGTGATGGTGTGTCCATGTGAACCAATCGCAACGGAGTGCGTATGAGCACCAATACCGACAGTATGTGCATGTGCACCAGCATTTGCTGCAGTACCAGACAGCGAGTGGGTATGAGCACCTGCTGACTGTGTCTGAATACGTTGATAATACGATCTACTGGAAGAAGTCTCCGGGCTTACTTGATACTGTGAATCCTTGACATAAGTGAACCCACCGCCATCATAAAATGCTAACGCAGAACCGCCGCCTCCCGGCCAACGAATACCATTACCATGAGTATGAGCACCGGCAGACCTCGTAGAGCCACTCAGACTGTGCGTATGCGACCCGATGTTATTCGTGGATTTAGTGCCGTAATCAAACGACGATGTGGTTTTCGTCCCCAAATCCGTACTGGATGCGCTGGCGCTGTGGGTGTGCGATTTTATGCCGTCCCGTTCCTGAGACAATACGGCCCGGCCACTGGCGGGTTTGCCCTTGATTGTCCAGCCGCGCATATCTGGAATAACACCTGAAGGATAGGCAATAGCCAGTTTCGGATATGCTGCCTTATCAAACGTCTGCCCCTGCATGATTGCATAACCTGCAGGTGGTGTATCTGATGGCCACGGCAGCGGAACACCTGGCGGAAACGCTTCAATATTTGCCGAGCCGTCAAATTTTACGCCGTTAATTGTCCTTGCAGTTTGCAATTTGGTTGCTGTGCTTGCATTACCCGATAAAGATCCAGTGATACCACCACTCGCGTTTAATTTAGTTGCAATTGTAACATTGCCAGTATGGTTACTAATTATAAACGGCCTTAAGCTATTGTGCTTACCAAGACTGTTACCCGAATCTGTCAACATAAAATATGTGTTTGATCCATCATTTCGGATAAAGAATCCATAGTTGCCATAGGCAATACGCAGACCATTTGCTGACCTTGAAATAACCTCACCAGCAGCAGTTAAACCACCTGAAAGAGTCCCTCCAGTTAATGCCAATGCCCCAATATTTGAAGGGGTCAATGTGATATTTGCACTACCATCAAATGACACACCGTTAATCGTTCTGGCTGCCTGAAGTTTCGTGGCGGTCGCAGCATTACCTGTAGTGTTTTGATTACCGGTAGCGTTGACTCCAGGCAAGTTGATATCTGCCGATCCATCAAATGCCACGCCCCCAATCTTACGTGCTGTCTTGATCTTGGTCGCAGTATCTGCGTTTCCGGTCAAATTACCAGTAACACTACCACCAACTTTTAGTCCATTACCGATGGACACCAACCCTGATCTTAAGTTTATAGAGAATGGTCTTAATGAACCGATGTCTCCATTTTCCCCCTCCCCTTCATTAGTCGGAATAAGATGAAGATGATCTTCGGAACGCCTAAAAATAAGGCCAAAGGCTTGGTTGAATATTCGAAGAGCATTTATCGTGCTGATTTTTAACTGCCCTCCCATTGTGTCGCCAGTTTTTTGAACTGAACTATCTTTAACAGTTTTAACTGCCTTTGGCGTTGCCGCCAGCTTTTCACTGGTGCTGTTTGTTGCACTGCTGAGCTGTACTATCCCCTTTTTCGTCGTGCTCGCATCCTCCAGCGCCACGGCGGATGCAATATCCTCTGCCCGTTTTGCTGCTGTCTCGGCGCGCGTTGCCGCGGATTCAGCAGCAACTTTGCTCTGAGATGCAGCCGTCGCACTGCCTGCCGCCTCTGATGCTTTCGTTGTTGCTGTCGTGGCACTACCTTTCGCTGCTGACGCTTGTCTGGTCGCCTCATCTTTTGAAGCAGACGCAGATGATGCCGATGACGCCGCTGAACTGGCTGACGATGCGGCTGCCGCCTTAGAGGAAGCAGCATTGTCTGCTGAAGTCTTTGCATTTGTTTCAGAGGTTTTTGCTGCAGAAGCAGACCTCGCTGCTGCAGTGGCTTGCTCAGTGGCTTTGCCAGCCTTCGTTGTGGCTGTTGAAGCGGATGATGCGGCGCTTTCTGCCGATTTTCCGGCGGCGGTGGCACTGGCTGAGGCCTGCCCGGCACTTGTTGACGCGGCACTGGCAGATAATGCAGCCGCTGTTTTTGAACCTGCCGCAGCTGAGGCGCTCTGTCCCGCTGCTGTTTCAGAAGACTTAGCGTTCGTCTCGGACGTTTTTGCCGCCTTCGCGGAATTTCCTGCCGCCGTTGCCGAGGAAGCTGCACTACTGGCACTTGATGATGCATTCGTTTCTGAAGATTTCGCTGCCTCTTTTGAGGCCGCCGCACCCCGTGCCGAGGTGGCAGCTTCTGACGCCTTCGTGGTCGCTGTGGATGCAGAAGTGGCTGCCGATTTTTGTGATGCTGCGGCATTCGTTTCTGACGTTTTCGCGGCACTGGCGCTGGTAGCTGCCGCGCTTTTTGATGACTCTGCAGCAGCAGCACTTTTTGCTGCTTCACGGGCCTTTGTCGATGCCGTTCCTGCGCTGGAAGACGCTGACTGAGCCGACGACGCGGCCTGTCCGGCTGACGTGCTGGCGGCACGTGCTGAGGCTGCAGCATCGGTTGCATGAGTTGCCGCCTCGCTGGCTGATGCACTGGCATCGCTGGCTGATTTTTTCGCGGCTGCCGTATTCTGTGCAACCGCGGAGGCGTTACGTGACACCTCTTCCACCATCTGCTCAAAGCGGCGCAGTGCCTCCGGTCGGACATCATCCTCCGTCATGGCACCGAGAAAATCATTCAGCGTACCTGGTCTGGAACCTTCATAGACGGTAATGGTCCCGGCATGTGAAGGCGGAAAACCTTCAACCAGCAGGGTGACGCTGTACTGGCCATGCTCAACATCCATGCTGTAACGTCCGGCTTCATCCGGATTTTCAGAGGCCACCGTGTTCACCACCACCGTGCTGCTGGTTCGTCTGGCCTTCAGCACAATGGTGCAGTTCTGTACTGGTTTTCCTGTGCCATCTTTAAGCACGCCAGAAATTTTTACTGTCATACTTTTCCACCAATAAAAAAAGCCCGCAGCAGTGACGCCACGGGCTTCAGGACAGTGTAACTTTACGTTTCCTCAAACGCAGTTCACCCCATAAGGTGGATGAACCTGCGTATCATAACAATATTTACAGAAGATAAATCGGCGTCTGTTGTCAGAAACGGTATCCGATACCAACAATAAATGCATCCGTTCGCCAGTCGCCACTACCGGAACCTTCATAAGCAAGGTCAATGGTTACGGATTCGGTCGGGTTAAACTGCACGCCAGCCCCCCACGCCAGAGACGTGTTGCTGTGGCGACCGTCATCACTTCCGGTCAGCACATCGTGCGTTTTCCCCTTGTTGTCAGTTACGCGGAGATAATCCCCGGAGAAAGTCGACACACGGCTGTAAGCCACACCCACCATCGCATACGCGCTGAACCATTCATTCACGCGTACAGACGGCCCCGCCATCACGCTGAACCAGCGGTTACGCACGGAATCTTCATGCCAGCGGGTATCGCTGTAGTGCGTTTTTTGCTCATCCTCAGCATTGGCATAACTGAAGGACGTAATCAGCCCCAGCGCGTCCGTAAACTCATAACGGTATTTCACGTTAATCCCGTTCAGATTATCGCTGCCGGGAGCGTTCGTACGGGCATGAAGATACCCCGCGCTCAGTGTGGACTGATGTTCAGACGCCCATGCAGGCGCACCGGATACGGACAGACAGATGGCTGCGGACAAAATGGCTGCACAAACTTTACGCATAATTACCTCTCGCTTTTCTGCAATAAAAAAGGCGCCATTTCTGGCGCCCGTATTGGGGTTATAAAATTCAGCTAATCGTGATGCCTGCAGTGGCTTTCTTCATCACAACAACCAGCAAATCGCTGATACTTGCTGTGGGATACCAGCCATTTACCCACCATGCTGATACAGAAAACTCCAGCGTCATGTGGCCGCGACCAGCAGGCATATCAATAACACCACTGTAAATCAGCGTATTATCCAGCGCGGTACGGTTATAAATTTCAGCACCGTTTTTCTTCACTATCAGGCGGCATGACGAATAAGTATCGCTGTTCTCCCGCTCATGTCTGGCACCGCTGAAAGCCACCGCCGGAATAACAATCTGCCGGTTAAACGGCTGATCGTCATAAACCCTGACGGTAATGGTTCCTGATGGCCAACGCTTCGGTGCACGGGAGTCACGGGGGAAAGCCTTACCCACTGTTTTAACGAGATCGCCTTCAATCTGGTTTGCAGACAGTTTCCCTCTGATGACACAGTTCTCGTTAATGGTGACATTATTGAGCGTGCCGGTATTCGCCGTGATGGCTCCACTGATATCCGCATTGCGGGCTGTCAGCCTGCCATCCGGCGTCAGGGAAAACGTAGGAGGATTGCCGGATGACGTGATGCTCACCGCAAACAGTCGCTTCAGGAACACGTCGTTCATGAACAGCTGATTCCCCTGCGCCACAAACAGCGGCGTGGTGTTGCCATTCTCCGGGGTAATCATCGCGATACGGTCCGCCTGCAGCAGAATACTGCTCAGCGTCTGACCATCAACATCCTCAATCCCCGCACCAATCCCGGCCACATAGGGAATACCGTTTTTTGTTTTCTGCACCTTCAGCATATACATGGCATTCAGCTCATTGCGCGTGTCTGACTGAACCCGCTGGATTTGCTGTATGGTCACGGCCTGGTCACCCAGTTTTTTATCCGTGGTCGAGGTAATTTCACTCCCTTTTTTATCCACGTACTGGCGGACCTGTGCTATCTGTCGGGCATTTTCTGACTGCCCCTGGCTGACAGTCTGTGAGATTTCACTGCTCACCCGGTCCACTTTCTGGCTCACCTGCGCGATGGCCAGTGTCTGGTCCTCATTCTTTTTCGCAACCAGCTGCGTGAGGCTGTTTTCCGCCTCCCCGATTTTCCGGGTCACTTCTGCGATATCCGTGTCCATCCGCTGACGGATGTCTTCTTCCAGTTGCGTGACCTCCGTACGCAGCGCTGAAGCATCAATGCGCTCTTTCAGTGCCTGGCCCAGAAGCGTCTCATCTATCAGCCCCCGGAAAATTTCCAGATACCCTTCACCATCATTGCTGGGCTGCCCGCTGGCTTCCACAAAAGCAGATTTTCCCACCAGGTTGACGCTTCGCACGTAAAACCAGAAATCCGTCCCCGGCTTAATCCGGCTCCCCTGGACAGTCCACTGACTGCCGGTCCCCAGATAACGGGCAGATTTTTCCACCTGTGCCGTGTTCGTGATGCGTTTTTCTGAGAACCAGAATTCAAACTGTACCGTCGGGTCATACACCGCAAGACGCGGGACCGCCGTTATCTGAAAATACCCCGGCGTCAGCTCAATGGTGGCGGGTTTTGCAGGCGCGTTAATCCGGAAGGTGGTGGTCGCAGGTTCGCCCTGCCGGCCGTAGCTGTTAATGGCCCGCACCGTCAGGGTGTATTCCCCCAGCGGCAGACCACTGAAACGGTGCTCCGTGTCTGCGGTGATGGCGGTGCTCACCAGACGGCTGTCTTCTCCGCTTCCGCTGGTCAGACGCAGACTGAAGCGCACACCCTTCACCACCCGCGGCGTGTCCCATTTCGCCTGTGCCAGATACTGACCGTCAGCTGCACTCACCTCCACCGTCAGGTGCTGCACTGCCGGTGGGATAACGCTGTTCAGGCTGCCTGACTGCGGCTCAAAGCGGGCACCGTTATCCACAATGGCTTCTTTTTCCGGTACGTGCTGCACCGCCGTGATGGCGAACGTGCCGTCCGTGTTTTCCCGGATGGAGACACAGCGGAACAGGCGACGACGCAGTGACGGCAGGGAGAGTCCCCACACACCGTATGTCTCCACACCATCCGGCAGGGTGCTGACCTGTATCCGGTCAGGCGCGGGGTGTGCGGTGATGGCCACGCTCGCCGGCTTACCGCTGCCGTTAATCAGATTAACAGTGGCCGTGCCGGTCTCCGGCAGTGTCACCTCCCGGTCCAGCGTCAGGGTACGGCTGGCGGCATCGATGGACAGGACACGTCCGCCGGTCAGGGTCCCGGCATAGTCGTTATCACAGATTTCAATGATGTCACCGGGTGTGTGACGCAGCCCCTGTGACCCGAGCGTGAAATCCACCGTCTGCGTTTCCAGCAGTTCGGTCTTTATCACCCACAGCCCGGCACGGTGGGCCTGACCGCGGCTGGTACAGCCGAACGCGTCCATCTTCAGCAGGTTGCGTCCGTAGCGCAGTATGGCTTCCGGGTCTTCCACCAGTTCCGTGGAGGTCTGCCAGCCGTTCTGCGGGTCGGTGTAATTCACCTCCACTGCCGTGTGCCGGTCCTTCAGGGCACTGAAGCTGTAGCGGAAACCCACGCCGTTATCATCCACCACCACATCGCTGTTGGTGTACGGCCACACCACATCCGACGGACGGTCCTGAACGAACGTCAGCGTCTGGCCGTTCCATACCGGCATACAGCGCATCGCAGAGCAGAAATCACTGAGAACGTCCCACGCCTTACGCTGTTGTGCCAGGTACGCATTAAAGGTCATCCGCGGCTCGGTCCCCCCGAAACCATCCGGGACCGTCTGGTCGCAGTACTGCCCGATGGCATACAGCGCCCACTTGTCCACATCCGCCGCCCCCAGACGTTTTCCCATGCCGTAGCGCGGGTGAGTCAGCATGTCCCACAGACACCAGGCCGGGTTGTTGCTGTATGCCGGTTTCAGGCTGCCGTCCCAGATACCACTGTACGTGCGTTTTTCCGGGTCATAGTTTGACGGCACCTGGATGATGCGACCGCGGATATGGTAGTTCACCGTCATCTGCTGGCCGCCGAACTGCTCCGCATCCACCTGCAGCCCCACAATGGCCGTGTTCGGGTAGCACTGTTTCACATCGATGATTTCGGTGCATGACGACCACAGCGTCTTATTCTGCAGCTGGTCCGTGGTGCTGTCCGCCGTCTCCCTGACCATCCGGATGTTAAAGGGCCGGGGAGGCAGATTATCCAGAATCACCGAGGCCAGGAACTGCGAGGTGGTCTTGCCGTTAATGGTGACATCCTTTTCCGTCACCCAGCGGCCATTACGCTGTAACTGAATCAGAATCCGGACAGAGGAAGGATTACGGTCGCCCTTTGACGTGGTCTGCACCAGTGACTGCACCCCGAAGGTAACCCGCAGGCGGTCAATGTTCGCGGACGTAATGGTGCGCGTCACCGGTTTTGCCTTCGTCACTTCCACGCCCAGTCCGGTTTCAGCTCCGGAGGACTCAAAGCCTTCCGGTGGTGTCTGCTCCTGCTCCCCGGCGCGCCAGACCGCGGTCACACCGTGTATCACGGGATTACCGTCCGTGTCCGTCAGCGGGGTTTTGTTCACCAGGATGCTCTGCAGTCCCTTCACCGGACCTTCTATCGGTCCCTCACCAATCGCATCAATCACACTCATCATCTGCGTGGATTTGAGATTATCCTTCGCCTCGCGCGGTGTGTGTGCCTTACCGCCACCTTTTCCCATACAGCCTTCCCCTGAATAAATTAACCGCCACTTGCCATTCCGTACAGAAGTCGGATATCCTTCGCCCGAAAAGCATGAAACACATTTCTGCCATGCTAAAGAGAAACCCCGGTATCAGCAGATACCGGGGTTTTCTTTCATGCCCACCGATAATCCTGTTGGTTAAAACCGGTAATGGCATAAAAATTCTGAATATCTTCACATTTTCACAAACTGACTGTGGCGCGTATAATTTCTCTGCGTTAATTTTTTTGTCGTGATATAAGAATAATTCCTTACACTTAATCTTCGTAACTCTCCCGCAGTTCCTGTCCGCGATCACTGCGGGATTTTTTTATTCTTTTTACCCCTGCCGCCCGATAACCACGACCTTTCCGCCCCCGCCTTCATCACGGGTGCTGATGTCCTGGGATATACGGCGGGAGCCAACCAGCATTTCCCCGTAAGGCACCGGCATCGGGTTCCCCTGGGCAATCATGTTATCCAGCGAGGAAAAGTACGTGTTCTGTCTGCCGTTATCCGTTGCGCGGTAATCCGGTGTTTTTGCCTTCGGGGCCAGCATCTGGGCCACACCGCCCAGTATCATGCTGGCACCCAGTGAAAACAGCATTGTGGTGGCAGAAAAACCGCCGGCACTCAGGGCTGTACCCCATAACGCCATCGAGGCACCGGCCGTGAAGAAAGAGCCCACGATGGCTGCCGCCCCCAGCACAATCTGCAGTCCACCCTTTCCGGCCCCGGCCAGTCGCGGCACAATGTGGATGACCGTTCCCTCACCCAGCTGTTCGTGAAGACGGGCGTACACCGCCTCCGGTGCCGTGTCATCACCGGCAATACGTATCTGGTACCAGCCTTCGTTCATCTGACGGCGAAAGCCCGGCATCTGCATCGACAGGGCGCGAATGGCTTCCGCTGCCGTGTTCACATACAGGCTGAGGCGGCGGCCAAATCGTTGTAAATCCCCGTGAAGGCAGATGCGTGCCAGTGGCGGTGACGCCAGACAGAATGCGTTCGTCGTTGCCATTTTTCGGAATACCTCTCCCGTTTACTCAGTTGTTCAGGCAGATGGTGAAGCAGCTCACCGTTACCGCAGTAAATGGCGGCATGGTTCGGTACCGAAGCACCAAAGCAGCACAGCAGAATATCGCCCGCCTGTGCAGAGGACAGGGGCACCCGGTAAAAGCCGGTGACCGCCATATTGTCCAGGTAAAGGTTCTGACCGTTGCGCCACCAGTCATCCTCGCGATGAAAATCCGGCATTTCAGTCCCCGCCAGATGATAAGCATCCCGGAACAGCGTGTAACAGTCCGTCACCCCGTGCTCAAAGCGCCGTCCCGTCAGATGTGGCACACAGCGGAATTTGTGAATGTCACCCCGGCAGACCAACCACCAGGGCAGTGCGCTTTTTATCTGCAGCCGCCGGTCAGCCTCGCTCAGCCAGGGCAGCCCACCGGGATGACTGTGGACCAGTGCCACAATCTCCCCCTGCATCTCTGCCCGCAGCCAGTCTTCCGGTGCGATACGAAAATACGCCTCCGGCTCCGCGGAAATATTCACACAAGGGATATACCACTCCCCCTCCGGCGTGCTTATCACGAAGCCGCACGACTCCGCAGGCGCACACCGCCGGGCATGTGCCAGAATCGCTGATTCAGTCTGTGTCATAAACCGGGATTTACTGCGAAAGTTTATTAATGGAAAGGAAACCGCCAAAATTAGCCACCATGCCGCGCATCTCACACCCGCGCATGCACTTGCTGCATCTGTCCTTACGGATATCCGTGGTGGGTTTATCGAACTCATCCGCCACAGCCCCGCCCGTGTAACCACACTCATCAGAGCGGTAGGTCCACATACAGGTGTTCGCCAGCATGATACGACCGGGAAACAGCGCCCCGTCCGTCTCGGTCGGTGTGGCCAGCACAAACGAGGCCGTCATGGCTGTCAGCTGCGACATCTGCTCCACCACCCAGCGGTCACTCAGCTCCTGCTCCGGGTCCGCCTCCGGATTGCCCGCAACGAAATTCACCGCATCCAGAAAACGGGCATACACCCGGCGGCGGACCACCGTGGCCCCCACCAGACTCTGCAGGTCTTCCGCCATCCCGGTGACCAGACCGAACAGATTGGACACCGTCAGCGACGGTCTGGCACTGCTGCCCTTCCCGCTCATCTCAAAACCGCTGCCGTCAATCGGGTATGCCTGATATTGCCGCCCCTGCCAGGTGACCGGCTCCCCTTTTTCATTCAGCTCATTACAGAAAAAATACCGCTCACCGCCCTGTACCGTCAGGTCGATTTCCCAGAGTACCACCCGCGGTGACTGCTCTGATTTAACCGACTCGCTCAGACTTTCTTCGTGAATATCCTGCATCAGTTCACCACCTGCTCAATCGTACAACTGAAATCACTGTACCTGGCGTTATCTGTGACGCTCCACTCCCGGCACACCACCCTCACCGTCCGGTTATGTTTCGGCGGTCGCCACAAAAAGGCACGGTAACCACCATGCCACGATAAAAACTCTTCCAGCCATCGCCGGGTCGCCTCATCCGTCACCCGGAACACCGCCTGAAACGTCTTCAGTCGGGCATTAAGTCCCGTCGGGCGGCGCTGTTCATAACCGTCACCAAACCGTACCCTCGCCACCGACGGTTTCTCACTCACCTGCATCCCTTCACGCGGGACCAGATGCAGCGTTTTTATCTCAGCCACTCAGCATTCCTCCGTCACGTCGCATGGACAGCATCACCGCCTGCACCCGCTGGTCAATCAGCTGCACAAGACTGCCTGCCGCCTCCGCCCCTATCTGTCCGTTAGCCCCGTCATTCTGAATGGCGATGTGGTAGACCGGGGAATACACCAGACCGGCACTGCCGTTCATACTGCCCACCGCGCGTACGCCCAGCGAGCCATCCGCCGCCCGGGTCAGGGGCATAATGGCTTCAGGTCCGGCTTCCCCCATCAGCCCGGCCCCTTTTGCAAACGCAAAGTACGTGGGCGTGTCCACAATGCTGTTGCTGTACGCACTCAGGTTTGCCGAGGTATACACGCCGCCTTTTGCATTGGCCACCGCACCGCCCAGCCAGTCACCAATGCTGCCAATAAATCCTCCCGCACCGGACATACCGTTTGCCGCCGTCTTAATTCCGTTGACAATCGCGGCATTCATAAGAACTTTTGAGATTTCCTGCAGTACGGATGAGGCCCAGTTGCGCCATTCCACTTTGTTTCCGTTCAGCATCTCCGTGATGTTATTCACCAGTCCTGAAATCCCCTCCGTTGCCAGCTGTGCTGCCTGAGAGGCGTAATCGGATGCATTGTCCACCCAGTTACTGAGCCCCTCCTGCAAGCCTTTCTGCCAGTCCGCACGCTGCGCATCCGATTCGGCATAAAAGGCTGCCTGGTCCTTAAGGCGTTCGCTCAGATACTGCGCGTTCTGTGCCCGTGCCTGTCTGTAAAAATCCTCACTGATATCCCCGGTCTGATACTGAGACTGAAGGTCCGCATCCTTCTGGCGGAAGCTGTCGCGGATCTGCTGCAACTCCCGCATGCGTTCCCTGGCTCGTTCTCCCTGCCCGTACCCCAGCAGTTCGGCTTCATTTGATGCACGCGCAGCCACATTATCATTCTTCAGGGTCTCTTCCCGGGATCGCAACTGTTCCCGGATTTTTTGCTGGTCAATCAGGGCCGCGTTACGCAGCAGTTCCTGCTTCTGCATCTCCGTCAGGGTTTTCAGTTCGCCCTGCGCAGTCTGGTACTTCAGCTTCGCCAGCTCTGTATTCTGACCCGCCAGTGCCAGTTGCTCTTTCTGCTGCTTCAGTAGCCGGGAAAAACTGTCTTCCGCTTTTTCCGTCTCTGATTTTCCCCCCCGGGATTTGGGTTTATTCGCCTCGTTATTACGCCAGGCTTCCAGAGCATTACTGATATAACGCTGTCTCGCCTCCTGATACGAATCCCCCACAAAACCAAGGTCATCCGCCGCATACCCCAGCCGGGCACGCTCTTTTTCCTCCCCCTTCAGTCGGGACAGGGCCAGCTCACGTTCTGTTTTTGTCAGGGCGCTCTGCTGTTTATCATCCAGGGTGGCCTGCGGCAGCCGTAACGGTACATTCACCAGTCCCTGACGCTGCTGAAGCAGTTCATTACCCAGCCCCAGCAGACGGTTGAATTCCGTATGCTGACCGTTCATAACCAGCATGGACTGGTACACCTTATTCTGCTCTGCCGCCTGCTGACGAATTAACGCCACACGACGGTCTTCCAGCCCGGCAAGCACATCCTGAATGGACTGCGCTTTTTCCTGCATCTGTGCCAGACGGGACTGCTCAACGGCAAGCTGCTCTGTTGCCTGAGAAAGCCCTTCCGTCACGGTCTTCACCGATGTCAGATGGTTTATCATGAATCCGTCACCGGTTGTCCAGCCAGGGTTAGCCAGAACATACTGATATCCAGCGATTTTTTCCTGCAGGGATTTCACCCGGCTGGCCTGTTCATCAATCAGCCGGTTCTGCTCTGCCAGCGCCGCCCGTGTTCGTCCTTCATTATCTGAGGCTTCAGGCAAAGACATTGACGGCGTTTTATGCGCGATTTCATCTATCGTCAGTGCATACTGGCGCGCTGACTCCCTGGCCTGCTCCTGATTCTGGTACAGCGTATACCATGCTGCTGCCCCCAGCATCACCAGTCCGGGTACGCCACCAACCAGTCCCAACGCACCAGTCATCAGACGTGAGCCCACCGCCGTTGTACTGTTCAGCGCATTCTGGGCTGCGGTTCTGGCAGCAATATTTCTGTTCAGGCGTTCCTGTGTGGCCGCCAGACGGGCTTCTGCAGCAATCTGCATCTCCGTCCCGCGGGCTGCCGCCACAGCCTGCTGTGCACGGTACACGGCTGCCCTTGCCCGCGCCGTGGCAATCTGCGTCCCCCTGAGCTGTGCTTCCGCCAGTGCCACTTCATTACGTGCTGCCGTCACAAGTCCTGCCGTGGCAGACACCGCTCCGGAGGCCATATTGCCAAAGTACCGGGCAACCCCGACGGCAACCAGCGCCCCCGCGGCTGTTGCCACATTATCAATATTACCGGCAACACCGTTCAGCACGCCGGAGAGCGTTTTCGTCGCTCCGCTGGCTTCATTCGCGCCACCCACCCAGGCCATAAAGGCGTTTTCCACCTTTGTGATCCCGTCAGAGACCGTTTCCGGCATGGCGGCATATTCATCACGCAATACCCCCAGCTGGCTGATTAACGCAGGAACGACTTTATCCGCCGTCAGTTTGCCGTCGTCCGCCATCGCCTTAAGGTCTTTACGGGCCACGCCCATACCCGCAGCCAGTGCACGTACGATCCGGTCTCCGCTTTCATTGACCGAATTAAATTCCTCACCGCGTAACACACCCTGTGCCAGCGCCTGGCTGAACTGGGTGATCACCGAGCCCGCCTCTGCCGTACTGGCACCGGAGATTTTCAGCCCCGTGGAAATGGCCTCCGTCACCTTCAGCACATCATCAGCACTGTAACCATATTCACGCATTGAGGCTGCCGAGCGGGCAAACAGGGCCGCATTATCTGAAAATGCCGTGCCCGTCCGCTGGCTGATATCCATCAGCACTTTCTGTGATGACGAAAATTCATCGGATGACTGCGACGCCTGTTTCAGTCGGGCATTCACGGAACTCCATTCATCGGCCAGAGAAATCAGGTGTCCGGTGGCAAAGGCACCTGCAAATACCCCCGCCGTTCCGGCAGCTGAAGCGCGGATTTCCGTCAACTGGCTGTTCAGCTCAGCCAGGGCGCGTCGCTGCTCCCGGGCGACTGCGGCAGCCTGACGCCCGCCATTCTGCAGGGTCCGGTAATATTCACTGCCCATGCGGGAAGCCCGCTGGATCTCCGACTGGAATGACTGCGAATTTGCCGAAATTTTGATAATCAGTTCACGTAACGTCGCCATTCACCTTTCTCCGGGCGTAAAAAAACCGCCTCAGCGGTTCTCATCATTCATGACTGTGCTGCAAAGCTCAGCGCGTCTTCCAGCGCCGCAAACGGATCCACCTCCGGCTTATCCTCATCCTCGCCCCAGCAGAGCATGGCGTCCTTCAGTGCAACATTCATCCCCTGTGCCCCAAAAACCGCTTTCACGATCTGTGCATTACGGATATCCCCGCGCTCATCACCCAGCGGGGATACCCTGTCGAACTCCATCCACATCATCGCCTCGCTCACACTCAGGCTGTGCCGCAGTTCGGATAAGGTGCGCCCCAGACGGAGCGCAAGTCGCATCAGAAAGCGAATTTCCGGGCGGGCTACTTTTTTCTGGCCGACTCTGCATCAGCGATCAGTTCCAGTGCCTGACGCAGCAACCGGGCATGTACCGGACCATAGACGGCCAGCACCTGCTCACGGTCGTCCGGAGCGAACACCCGCTGCAGATCCGTATCACACAGGACATCGCAGAACAGCGTCACATCCGCTTCCAGGTTACGGCGGGTTTTCGCCACCACCGACAGGGTATCGTCATCCTCTCCATCACCATTGAGCACTTCCTGCCACAGATACCAGGCCTCTGCCGAAGGCTCCCGCAGCACCACGCTGACATTACCCCATTCCGGCACCTTCACCGTTTTATGACGAAACCCTGACAGTCTGGCCAGCGCCAGCGTTTTCAGATCCTTTTTCATGATGACCCATCCCCTTATCCGGCGGCTGCGCTCACTGTCACGGTGCATTCAACAGACGTCACACTCTGTGCTTTCTCTGCCGAATCGGTCACCACGCAGGTATATTTCCCCGCATCAGCGGACTGCGCACCTGGCTTACTGAAGGTGTCTGTCGTCTGCCCGTCAACCGGCTGACCATCCTTCTTCCAGGCGTATTTATACGGCGGCGTTCCCCCGTTGGCACTGACTGACATTGTCAGCAGCGCACCTGTATTCACGGTAAGTGTTTTATCCAGATTTTTCACAAACGCCAGCGGTACCACAAAGGACACCGGTTTGCCTTTCATACGCAGTGAAAACGTTGCTGCCACCACGCCGTTGGTACCGGATGACCAGGTGTGCTGACGCACTTCCGCCAGGAACTTAAAGCCCTTACCGGACGGAAACAGCACCTTAAACGCATACAACGCGTCATTGTCATAGGCATCACGCAGGGCGTTCTGGGCCTGATTCAGATAAAAATTACCCGACATGGAAATCTCAGACGACGCCCCCAGACCGTTGATGTTCTCCTGCTCGGTGGAGCAGAGCGTGGTCACATCAATATCCTGTTTCTGACCGGCGGTGAACTGGACTTCCTTGATGGTGCAATCCAGGCGCAGATATTCCGCCTTATCCATAGTTTCAGCAGTCGCCGGGGCAGATGAAATCATCACCTGCGTCAGCTGTGAGCGTTCATACAAAGCAGACATTCTGCCTCCTGATAATAAAAAACCCGCACGCGGCGGGGTATGGTTTTGTAGAAAAAAGAAAAAGTCACACCGTGACCTGAAACTCCAGGGTTGCACGGTAACAGCGGTTTTCCGGAATATAGTCCTGCATTTCACTGACGGATCCCGGGGCCAGCAGCATTATGGCTTCACGGGCGTCCTGACGTATCTGACGCGCCTGCGTCACAGTCCCGGCATAAACGTCTATCTGCACCGACACTGAGGACTCCGCCTGCCCGCCCATCACGTCCGCTGACACCGATGAAATCAGGCTGAAAACCACCCACGGAAGCGCCACCGACGGCCTGCCATCCAGCAGGGGGACCACATACGGGTACACCTGCCCGCCGGCAAGATGCGCCAGATGAGGATACAAATCCGCCTCCGTCATCGTCTCAGTACCTCATCAATGGCCCGGTTCATCCGCGCAATCGCCACCTGAGCTGCCTGTTCACTGCGCACATCAAACGCCGGGCGCACAAACGGGTGCGGTGGCATATTCACAGTCCCCATTTCCACAAACCGCCAGTAGAAAGCATTGCGCGGGTTATCCGCCTTCATAGTGTTATCGCTGTTACCGGTGTCCGGATTAACACCACGGATATGGACACCGGATTCCATCCCGCCATCGCGGGAGCGCCGGGAAAGGATCACCACATTGCGGCGCAGTTTTCCCCTGCGTACCGGTGCCCGTGACACCACTTCTTCTTTCAGCACATTCGCACCCGCACGGGTTGCCTCACGCAGCACCCGGTTATTTTCCGCACCACTCAGAAGCTGCAAATCGCGGCTGATGTCCTCCAGCCCCGAAAAATCCAGCAGGGTTTCGATCATTTTTCCCCTCCCAGCCGACAGAGAATTTCCAGACGCCCGCCGGTCGCATCCGGCACGGGCAGCCCGACAACGTTCAGGATCCGGTCACGCCATGGACCACTCAGCACATGAAGTCGTGACGCTGCCGTGATTTCCCGACCGGACTGACCGCGCACCCAGATGCGGATTTCCGCCTGCGCCATTTCCGCACCGGACTGCATCCGCTCCCGGCTGCTCCTGCCACGGATATCCGCATGAATTTTCCCGCATGACACCCATTCTTCCGTCATTTCTCCGGCAGCGTTACGGGTTAACACCGGATTCAGAACACTTATCATCTGTGTCAGACGACCTGCAGATATTGCCATTCCCCCTCCTCATAACACCGTCGGACAACGCAAATCGTAAATCAGCACGGAAACAGAAAACGGCAGCTCCCCCTGAAGCAGTTCTTCCCGCTCCGCAAGATCCGGATTCCGGTACAGCATCCCGGTCAGTCGCATGGCAGCCCCCTTCATCCGGGTTAATGCCTCGCCCGGGATCAGTTCACCGTCCTCACGGATCACTTTATCCCGGCTGCCCTGAATGTAGGCCAGCAGCACGGCGGTAGCCTGACGAACCTTGTCCATCAGCATGTCATCATCCGCGTCATGGTCGACACGCAGATGTGCCTTGATCTCTTCCAGTGTCAGTAATGCCGTCATTTTCCGCCTCCTGCATCCCGCCCACGTTTTGCAGCCAGGGTCCAGGCTGATGAATTAGCTTCTCCGGGTTTATCTTCGGTCATACTGTTGCAGTGCCACAGCGAGCCCCCCCACGTCACCGTATCGCCGGGGTGGTAGGTTTCACCGGCTCTGAACACACCGCGGTAGAGCATCACCGGCAGGGAAAATGTTTTTTCCGTACGCTGGCCACTGCTCTGCCGGACCACCACAGAGAACAACCGCTCACCCGTCATGCTGACGTCAATATCCGCCACCCCGTCAACCAGGCATTCCCATCCCCGCATCCCGTGCGTTTTTTCATACGCCCGCCAGAGTCCGCCCTGGTGTGTGGCATACGTGCCCCGGGGAAAGGATTTTTGATCGTCAATGGCGGGGAGTATTTCCAGAGCCGTGGCATCACGCCCGTCCTGCGGAGCCGGCAGGGCACTCACCGCATCCAGAACCGCCTTCTGCAGAACATCCGGATCGTAGTCACGACCATCACGCGGAACATGAATATGGCTTACCGCCTCCTTCACCATCTGTTCAAGCATCGGACGCACATCATCCGGGGTGAGACTTTTACCGTCTGCCGGCTGCGGAATATTTGCGACCGCATCATTCACCGCCTTCTGCAGAACATCGGGATCATAGTCACGACCGTCGCGCGGAACAGGGATATGGCTTACCGCCTCCTTCACCATCTGTTCAAGCATCGGACGCACATCATCCGGGGTGAGACTTTTACCGTC